ATATGTAGATAGAAATGCTACAATTTCATACAATAATAATTTATATCTTGGAGATAGTAACACTTCTTTATTTTTTGGAGCAAGTATTAAATATGTTCCAAATACAGCGACTACATCAGGATTGGTCATATATAATAAAGGGTTATTTAACTCACAGAAATATTATTCTAACTGGAGTCATAGTAATTTATCGAATGTTGAAGTCCCTACTCTGCGTATGTCATATGAAGAAGTTAATATGAAAACTGCTGTTAAATGTGATACTACATTAGATGTCAGTGGTAATACAATTATACAAGGAAATTTAACTTTATCAGGTGCTGGAACAACTTTAAAATTTCCTGATAATACTACGCAAGCGTCAGCATTTTCCGTAGCAGATGAAACTAAATTAAATGCTATTGGAACGATTTTTACAGCATCACTGACAGCAACATTTATTTTAACTAGTGGAAGTTTATATAATCTCGGTTCAGTCACACTTGACGCGGGTTCGTATTTATTTACATTGAATGCGGAAATAGCTACTATCACTGGTACTACATCAATCGCACAATGTATTGCTGGATATTCGCTGTCAAGTACGAGTTTAAGTCAATCTCGTAATTTAGCCCTGTATCACGGAAACGCGGCTTCACTTTTTCCTGTCGGCTCAAGAATATCATTAAATACAGCGGGATTTGTAGCGAACGGATCTAATGGAACTACTTATTATTTTATGTTGAGATGTACATATGGAACTGCCAGTAGATTACAATTTATGAATAATGATTTATATTCTCAATTTAGATTTACGAGAATTGGTTAAAAGCAATTGCGCTGTTTCACACATCGCTTCGCTCTCTCGCGGTCGCTAATTAATATAGAAAAACAAAGTTAAATGTAGGAAAAATAAAATATAGCATAATTATACATGGACGTATATATGAATATTGAACCTTGCGATTTAATACAAGTGATCACTAAAATTAAAATTAAAATTTTAAGTTTAGAATTAAATAAATTTGCTACAATTCAAGTATTATGTTATGATGAAGAAAAGAATTTTTTACATAGTTATGTTTTTGAATTGAATGAGGATTATCACCTTTGGACTACAGACGAATCTTTAATTGATTACATTTCAAATAAATACGGGTTTATAATTTGTGATTAATTTATTTAAAAAAAAATGTACGTGTATATGTATAATGATAGGAATTCTTGTAGGATTTGCTTTTGCTTGGATTTGTGAAATGGTTAAAGAATATCAAAAAACTAAAAGTTGAATTAATATTTTATTTTAAAAAGAATGTTTCCTTTTAATATAAAAAAATGTATTATGTATTTTTTATTTTAGAAAAAATAATAATTATCAGTAAATTAGATTTTGAATGGTTTATTTTTTTATTGGATTTAAATAATATTTTCTTAATGTATGATGAATGATGTCATGAAACTTCCAAATATTTCAGCGAGTGAATTTAGTATTTTATATACTATGTTGGAAAATATTAATATTCCAAAAAAAGGTGAAAAAAGTAATCGTAGAGACTTTCCACAAGGTCATCGTTCAACAACGTTCGGATATACAAGAGCAAGATTTGGAACTAGAAAAACTGGAAAATTATTTGATTTATCAACTCAATCAATCAAGTATCCTGAAATATATAATGAACTATTAAGAATTGGAAATATTTATTGTCCTTTTAAATTTACATCAATTCACGTAAATAAAAATGTTGTATGTCCTAAACATACTGATAGTAAAAATGTTGGGAAATCAATGTTGGTCTCATTTGGAGATTACACTGGTTGTAAAATTTTTATTGATGACGTTGAATATGATGCTGATTGCCATCCTGTGATATTTGATGGTTCTAAATTGGAACATTGGAATACAAATGATTTGATGGGAACAAAATATAGTTTAATATTTTTTAATGGCGAATTAAGTTGAAATAATTTTTAATTGATGTGATACCATCTTTACCTGAATGTAAGAAAAGGAATGTATTCTTGAATTACTTAATTTAATTATTATATCTTGGTTCTGTCGCTTCTCTCTCTGCTTTTTTTTGTTTGTAACCTCGTAACCTTGATTACATCATTATTATAATTATTATTATAATTATTTTTTTTATTATTATTAAAAAGAAAGAAATATATATTCATATATATATAAGGTTAAAAAAAGGAAAGAAGGGGGGAGGCAAAAAGGCAAAAATAACCCTGTTTTCAAGAAAGTCCCCAAGAAGAAAAGAGAATCCATTAAAAACACTTTCTCGAAAACAGAGCAATTTTTGCCTTTTTGCCTCCCCCCCTGAAAAGTTAATATATAAAAATTTTCCAATGAAAAACAGGAATTCAAATTCAATTTTCTTCATCATCTTCATCATCTTTTTTTAATATCCAACCTACTAAGACATCTCTCGTTAATTGGTTTCCATTATGTTTTTGTTTTCGTCTTTTGATATCGTCTTTGAGAAATAAATTATTTTCAATCATAGTAATAAATTTATTGCGATTTTGTTCTCGTTGTGATTTTTTACTTAAATTCATGAAATATGAACTTATTTTATAGGTATCATAAATTTCTCCAAATGATAAAATGCTAGCATCATTTCTTTCAAATGTATTAGAGAACCAATCAAATAAATCATCACTATTTGCTAACATTATTTTTGATAAATTTTTACATTTTTCAGGTGGAACTGGCAAAAGTCCAGTTTTTAAAAATTTTGGTAAATAATCCATTAAAATCATAAATAAAATTTGTCTGTATTCAGTTTTAAATTCTTCTTCTTTATATATCGCATTCATCTTGAAAATATTTGGTTTATCTTTTAATAATTCATACCGACTTTCATCAACAAATCTACTTTCAAATGGAATTGCTCTCAATCGTCTATTTACTGCTTCATCAACAATATCAAATTTCGGTAATCCATTCAAATCTAAATCCAAAGTACATTTCAATTTAGTTTCACATTTACTTTGATATAATCCTCTAACTTCTAGAATGGGGTCTCCAGTTAATTTTTTAATTGTATCCATACATAAATATTTTTTATTTGGTGGTTCTCCTGATACAACGTAACGTTTATTATGTAAATTAGCAAATTCAGGATTAGGTCCTGTTTTTATTTCTTGTATGAGACATGTGGAAGATAAATTGTATCCATAATTTCCTACTGATTTCATCATTAACGCATTGAAAATACTTTTTCCATTTCCTCCAACTCCTGATGATACAATTAAATTTTGAACTTGAATTCCAGTTAATCCCGATGACCTAACAATTAAATCATATTCTCTGATGTCTTTGTCAGGAAATATTTCTTTTAAAATGTTCATCAGTATTTCTTTTTTTTCATCTAATGTGTTGGTAGGCATAATTTGAAAATCGTATCCAGTTGTCATTGAAATCATTTGTGATGGATCAGGTTCAATTATTTTACTTTGTTTCAAATCCCAAACAACATTATTGAAAGCAAATAAATATGGATTTACATCAAATTCAACTTTTCTTGCTATTAATGTTTGAATCATATCTTCATAAGAATTTAAATGAGACATGGTGGATAATGAAGTAATAAAGTTGGCAATCTGTTTCAATGTACGTTGTTGATTTTTATATTCTTCTTCATTATTCATACTAATTTTTTTACCTTCATCATAAAGAAAATCGTATTGTTTTTGATATTTTTCTAATAAATTCTCACATAAATATTTTTTTATTTTAAATTCATTTTCTTCCCAATACACTCCATTATAGAAATATGTTTTGTGTGTATCCATTTCATAAATAAATAAGTCTCCATAAAATTTAATGAATGTTCTCGCTACTCGTTCATCATTTCTTTCTCCATAGTCTGTCGGTTGTAATGGTGGTAATGGTGGCTGTCGTGTTAGGACAGGAATAGATTTATTAATTTTTAATCTAAGAATGCCTCGTTGTGCTGGTTCTTCGTCTTGTTCTTCATCAAATATTTCATTTGTAGTTTCAGGGTCATCTATAATTTCTTCATCCATGATTTCTTCATCCATAGTATACATAATATGTTCTGTCTCAATATCATCATTTTCAGGAAACGGAATTACAATTTTTTCATCCATAGGTTTATTAACGATAGATATAAAATTATGATCATTTTGTTTTAAAAATTGTTTGATGAGTTTATCAATTTCATCAAATCCAATTTTATCTACAAATTGTTTAATTAATTTCAATCCATCATACTCGTAAGTAAGAACAATATTTTTTTTGAAAACATAATTTAAATAATTTTTTAATCCACAGATGATATCTGCTTCAATTGTTTGAATGTAATAAGATAGCCATGAACCTTCTTTATTAAAATCTTTCGTTGAAACATCAATATCATAAATATTTAATTCTTGTAATTGTTTAGTGATAGATTTTAGTTCATTTATGTAATTTTTAATGAATGTAAATATATTTTCATTATTAGAATACGCAGAAGTTTTTTTATTTTTTTCATCAATAATATTGTATTTTTTTAATGTATTATTATAATGATTATTACAACCAAATCCAAATAAAAGAGAAAGCATTAATTTTTTAAAATCATTTTTATTATCAATTTCATAGTAAGATGTAAAATTAAATGCATTCATTATAGCAACTTTATATTCATCATAATTTTGAAATAATAGTTTGACATTATCACATCCTATTAAATTATATTTATTAATCAATTCATGTAAAATAGATAAATGAGCGTTTTTCATATCAAAATCATAGCATAATCCATCGCATAAATAATTTCTGTATTTTCTTGGTAATAATGTGTATGATGCTTTTGTTTTTACATAAAATCTACCAATATTATTATTATTTTTTTTTTCGTAATCTACAATAAGATGTCCTTTTTCATCAATATTATCAAGAATCCATTTTAGTTGTGATTCATCATTTAAATGATGTCTGTATTTCGCATCTGTTTCATCATCAAAGTCAGGTCTAAGTAATCCTGAATTAAGTAAATTAATTAATCTAGTTCTGTCATAAATTTCAGTTAATTGAAAATATTCTGCTGAGTTGTCCATTGTTTATAATTAATATAGATATATATTTTTTAAATCAATTTTTTTAAATTCACTTATAAAGTTTAGATAATATAGAAAAAATATAATATAGAAAAAATAATATTAATAATATTATAATGGAAGAGAGCAAAGCGAAGTACGAAGTAGAAAGATTGCTGAAAGAACATAATCAAAGACTTGAAGACCAATTCAAAATTATACAATTTGAATGTGTAGAGTTGAAATATAAAATTCTTCTATTGAAAGATAAAGCAACTAATTTAGTAAATTCTGTGAATATCACGACCTAAATAATTAATGTTGTTCTTTCTGAACTGAAACTATATGAAGAATTTGCTGAGAGTTTGACTAAGCAAAAATTAAACATAATTGAAAATTATAATAAAATGCCGATGTAATGTAGATAATATAGAAAAAAATAATATAGAGAAAATATAATATTATAATATAACAGAAAATGAAATTTGTTGTGATGAAAGGAACAAATCCAACTGAATTTGAAAGATATGATAAAGAATTTGCGTGTGGTCATTTACTTTGTGATGTTAATTCAAAAAGAAAATTGGATATGATGACAAAATTACATTATAAAGTTTGTAAAACTTGTGGAGATAAGTATAAAAATCGTGGTGTACTTGAAGTTTCAAATGAAGAAATTTCTAATCGTGGAGGACACATCAGAAGTAAATATTATCGTGGTTAAGGTAGGGAGCGGTGCTCCCTTACGATCCCACCAAAAAGTATTTGAATTTAAATATTAAAAAATAAAAAAAACTGGTCTTCAATCTAACAAAATGTTTAAAAATTCTTTTTTCACTTTAATCCATGCTCTATATTTCACTTGGTGCTTTCTTGCTATTTCGTTGTAATGAGCAACATTATTTTCTCTCCACTTATAAATATAAGGTTTATTGACAGCATAACTTGGCATCGTTATATATATAAATAAATTATGTTTAAATTCATTTATATATATTAATTAATCTTGATATAGGTCATCGCCATATTAATTGAAGACCCGCACGCTACCATATCTTTTTCAAGTTCTTTATAATCTTCAAGTGTTTCAAGATGCTTATCTGTTAAATATGAATGTCTCATTTGGTTTACAGATATATTTTTTCCTCCAAAAATTCTATTCATGTGTTGATTTAATTTTACAGAATTCAATTTATTGGAATGCTTATCTCTTAACAACCAATCACAATCATTAATTGAAATCCATCTATTTAAAATATTTTTTAATTGCTGAGGTATTTCCATTTGTTGTTGTCCATAAGTTTTGGCAGTTTTGTACACATTAAATACAAATTTATTTTTATCAATATAATTATCTTCATCTTTATTTACATTTTTAATTTTCATCTCGCAAAAATCAAGGCTTCGTCTTGGAGGAACAAATATTCCCCCTAATAAAGCAACGATCACGTAATCTTGAATTGAAATCAAATCATTGGGGGTTTTATTTGTTTTTTTGAAAAGTATTTTAGCATCGTGTTCCAACACATCAAATATAGTTTTAATTTCATCTGTCGTAATCCAATTATTTCTTTGAGTTTCTGTTTTTTCTTGTTTTTGAATTTCTTCATTATAATCTGAAATATCTTCAAGCATAAAATTTCTATATTCATCTTTTCCAGTTAAAACAACTAAAGCACTCAAAATAGTTTTTCTTTTATTTACTGGAACATTTTTGAGAAAATCTAAAATTCTTGTAGTATCATCAAAATCAGATTTTTCAACATCTTTATTTTCAAATACTTTTTTATGTAAATTTTTCAAAATTGAAGTGTAAGTTTTCAAAGAACCTTCAGATAAATTTGGACGAAGTATTTTCAATTCTTCCTTAATATTCATTGTTTTAGATAATTAATATTTAGATTATATTTAGTTAAATTTAACGCCGAGGAAGTGAATCTATATTAATGATTGAAATAAAAAAATGATTAATTATTTTTTCTTGTTTTGATTATTTTTTTTGGTTTGAAATGTAATTCCACTTCTTCTTCAACGATTGGTTCAACAACTGGCATGAAATAATTCAATACATCCAACACCAATAATATAGTATCACAATGGTACTGAGATTGGGGCGAATATTCATATTGTTTATCGGTCTTCATTTTAGTTGTAATGCCAATTAAACCACGAGTTCCAATAGTTATATTCATTCCATTACAAAGTATTGTATCATCTGACGTGATGCTGATTTTTGCTTTTGGTTGATTTCTCATCATTTGTTTCATAGTTGATTCCATTACATCTGCTTGTAATTCTTTTTCTCTTTTAATTTTTTCTGGATTATTTTTAATGAAAACATAGTCACGCAATTGTAGATTACAAGCCCATTTCATTTGAATACTTTTCATTGTAAAAGGCATTTTAATTTTTATTCGTTCCAACTTATCATCCCGTTTTTCCATTTCTTGTTCCATTATTTCTTGTTGTTCTTTTTCTTCTGATAGTTGGTTTCGTTTTTTTTGTTTCATTATTTCTCGTTGTTGTTTTTGTTGTTCTTTACGATTTGCTGAAAATTCCTCCAAGTCAATATTATATTTATTTACAATTTCTTGTAATTTTTCAATTGGCAATTTATTTAAATTAGTCATTCGTTTGCCTTGCTTAGCAAAATATGTTTTAATAGCTTCAATAGTTTCAATCTTAGACATTTGTGTGATTTGTGTGTGATATGAATATAATTTGGTTTAAAAAATGTTTTTCAATTTTTTTGTTTAAGTAAATTAATAGTTTAAGTGTGCTCCAGTGCTCCATTGCTCCAGTGTGAGAAAAGGAATTAATTAATTATTATAATTATTATTATAATTATTTTTTTTTATTTTTATTAAAAAGAAAGA